GGCAAGAGGCAGGCCCGCAAGGCATACGCCAAGGCCCGCAAGGACCAGCCGGCGGAAGCGCTGCTGGCGGCGGTGGTCCGGTATGCCAAATCCAAACCCGATCCGAAATTCACGCCACACCCCGCAACGTGGCTCAACGGCGAACGCTGGTCAGACGAACCGTCGGCACGACAGCGGGACGGTCCCGGCGTGCGGGTGGCGATATGAACTTCGCCACGCCACGGGGATACGGCTCGATCAAGACCCGATGCCCCGAATGCTCACAGCGGCGGAAAAACAAATCCGACCCCTGCCTGAGCGTCACCCGAACAACCGAAGCCGTGCTCTGGCATTGCCACAATTGCGGACACAAGGGAGCGAAATTCAATGATGAACGAATGGCTGGAACGCCGCAAAATCGACCCAGAACTAGCCCACAAGTTCGGAATCGAAGTTCATGGTGGTGAAATTCGCGTCCCGTATTTCGTCGGCAGCGAGGCGGTCAATCACAAGTACCGCAGCCTCACCGACAAGCGGCACCGGCAGGACAAGGGCGGCGTCAAGGCGTTCTGGAATTACAACGTTATGACCGACGACACGCTTGCCGACCAGCCGCTGATCATCACCGAAGGCGAATGGGACGCGCTTGCGGCGATCCAAGCCGGGTTTGTCCGCGTCGTGTCCGTTCCCGATGGCGCACCGTCAACCGAGATCGGCGACGGGGAGACCACGAAGTACGGCTATCTCGACCACGCTCGGGCAGCACTACGCGACGTGAGGGAAATCATCATTGCCGTGGATGGAGACGAGGCGGGGCAGCGGCTGCTGAACGACCTGGCGCTGCGGCTCGGCAAAGCCAGGTGCAAGTGGGTCAAGTACCCCAAGGGGTGCAAAGATCTGAACGACGCGCTGATGACCTATGGCGAGCGCGGCGTTACCGAAACCATCAACCGCGCGCAGTACGTCCACGTTGACGGCGTGTATCGCATGAGCGAGCTGCCGCCGTACCCAGAGCGCAAGGGCGTCAGCACGGGGATGCCGTGGCTCGACCCACACTACCGGGTTCGCATGGGTGACTTCGCCGTTATCACCGGCATTCCAGGCTACGGCAAGACCACGTTCGTCAACGATCTGTGCTGCCGTCTGGCGAACCAGTACGGCTGGACAATCGGGTGGGCATCGTTCGAGCAGCACCCGCAGGCCGATCACCGCCGCGCGCTGCGGAACTGGTATCTCGACGTTCCGAGCACCAACGCGGATCTGATCGCCGAAGCCGACCGGTGGATTGATCGGCATTTCAGCTTCATCGTTCCGAGCGATGAGGAACTAGCGTCGTTGGATTGGCTTCTCGATGCCATGGCAACGTCCGTCATACGGCACGGCGCGAAGGTGCTGGTGGTCGATCCCTGGAATGAAATCGACCACGTCCGCGATAACCGCATCAGCCAGACCGAATACGTCGGCATGGCAATCAAGGAGTTGAAGCGGTTCGCGCGGAAGTTCGATGTGCACCTGATCGTGGTCGCGCACCCGGCGAAGCTCCAGGGCGGTGAAGAACCCGGCCTCTACAGCATCAGCGACAGCGCGCACTGGGCGAACAAGGCAGACGTGGGCTTGGTCATCCACAAGGAAGACCCAACGGACACGCTCGCCAAAATCACCGTGAAGAAGTCCCGGTACCACGAACACATCGGCAGGCCGGGAACGGTCTATGCCCACTACAACGCTGACACGCGCAAGTTTGTCGGTGTCCCCCCCGAACTCGTCAAAGGAGCCGCTTAATGACCTGGAATATCATCGCCCGCCAAGAGATCCACAACGACCGCCCGACCGGCTGGTTTGGAATGCCAGACGCCACGATGACCGTTCCATCGGCTCGCATGGCATACGACCGTGGCGAGATCGAAATGGCGCAGCGGAGGCGGAATTTCGACACCCATTCCGAGATAGCGCTGATGGTGAAGGCCAGAAAGCGCAAGGCAGAGCGCACCCCGTATTTCAGCAGGTCGTCCGCGCAGAAAGACAACCTGACCGGGGTGCCGTCACGCGGGAAGGTGCGCCGCTGATGCCCCGCGCCCGTCGCAAGCCTCCCCGCATTGTAGACGCAGCCGATTACGGCACACCGGAACGCCACCGCCACGGGGGGATTGATCTTGTGGCGGTGCGAGCAGGTTCTGGTAAGCACGTTACCCATGCGGCACGGGTGCGGCGGGAGTGCTGGCTGGACACATACCTTGAGCGCGGCGTTATCAGCGAGACCGAGCACGAGGCGGGGTTGAAGTTCCGCGCGTATTCGGAAAAGGCGCGGCTTCTCCGCACGGCGCTTGCCATCGACTACAGCCGTGCAGGCCGGGGGCAATCGATGGACACCCCGCTCGCGGTCATCATGGCATCGGAGCGACTTACCATGCTCCGCGACGTTCTTAGCCCGGAGGAATGGCAAGTCATTGAGGGCGTGTGCGGTCATGGGGAGAGCGTCACGGCAGCAGCAGGCACGCGGCGCAACAACGCGGTGCCCCGGCTGCGAGCGGCACTGGATCAGGCGGCAAGGGTGTGGGGAATACGATGACACCAAGAGACGCACTAGCTGACGCATGGGCATCGATGGACGGCCTGGATAGCGAATACCGAGCGGGCATCGGCAAGCGAATTCACGAACAGCCGGGTGGATATTACGCAGGGTATCAGGCCGAAGCGTCGGAGTTGATCGACCGGCTGCGGGGGAGAGGGTTCGACGTGGTGCCGATGGGCACGGCTGGGCGATGAATTATACCGCTTGCATGAGTGCAGAAAGTTGGTACACTTACGCTATTCCTAACATTTGCGCGCGGCGGTCCTCCGGGGCCGCTTTTTGCGTTTGGAGGCCAGCATGTCCCGAGACCTGATGGACGACATCGACGCGGTCACGGAAGATGACATCATGGTCGGCACAATGGAACGCGAGGATGGCACGGTTGTGGTCATCACGGTAACGGCATTCGCCAACGAAGCCGACGCCGAAGCGTACATGGACGAGATCCACGCAGACATGACGGACGAAGGTCAATCAATCCACTAGGAGGCGGACAAGCCGCAAGGCCCCGCGAACGATATGACAAAAGCACAAGGCGCTGCTGCCAAGGGTCCAGGCCCAGGACGGCCCAAAGGCGCACGCAATAAAATAACCCGAGATATACAGGCGGCAATCGTTAACGCCTTCGAAAAGGCTGGTGGCGAGAACTATCTGTTGCAGGTGGCGCAAGAAGACCCGAAGACGTTCTGCGCGCTGCTTGGCAAGGTGCTGCCGATGCAGGTATCGGGAGAGGGCGGCGGGCCGGTTAAGCTGGTCGTGGAGTGGTCCGACGGATGAACGTCCAGCGGGTCGCCATTCCATACAGCCCGCGCCCGCTACAACGTGAACTGCACAAGACGATGCGACGCTTCAACGTCATCGTCGCACACCGCCGCTTCGGCAAGACTGTCCTGACGCTCAACCATCTTCTGAAGGCCGCGCTCACTTGCGAGTTGGAGCGCCCACGGTTCGCATACATCACCCCGTTCCGCACTCAGGCGAAGACGGTGGCATGGGATTATCTCAAGCACTATGCGGACCCCGTGCCTGGTCGCCAGTACAACGAAGCGGAGTTGCGCTGTGATCTGCCTAACGGTGGGCGTGTCACCCTTTTCGGCGCTGACAACGCGGACGCGCTTCGAGGCCAGTATTTCGACGGCGTGGTCCTGGATGAGTTCGCGCAGATGTCGCCCCGGGTCTGGTCGGAGGTGGTTCGGCCCGCTCTAGCTGATCGCAAGGGCTGGGCAATCTTCATCGGTACGCCGATGGGTGAGAATCAGTTCTTCGACGTGTACGAGGCGGCAAAGCAGGCCGGTGGCGAGTGGTTCGCTGCCATGTACAAGGCTAGCGAGACCGGCTTGATCGATGCGGGGGAGCTTGCCGACGCGCGGCGGGTGATGACCAAGCCGCAATATGCTCAGGAGTTTGAGTGTTCGTTCGCTGCTGCCATCCTTGGCGCGGTGTACGGCGATGAGATCGAGCGCGCTGTTAACGAGAAGCGGATTTGCTCCGTGCCGTGGGAACGCAGCGTCGAGGTCCACGTTAGCTTCGACCTTGGCATGGCGGACACAACAACGATGTGGTGGTGGCAAGAGGTAGGCCGCGAGATCCGCGTGTTGGAGAGCTACGAGAACAACGGCGTTGGCTTGGATCACTACGCGCAGATCATCAAGGATCGGCCATACAGCTACGGCAAGTTCTTCCTTCCGCATGATGTTGAGGTTCGGGAGTTGGGCACGGGCAAAAGCCGAGCGGAGACGCTGCGGGCCTTGGGTATCCGTCCCAACGTGATGCCTCGCACATCGCCGGAAGACCGTATCAACGCGCTGCGTATGTCGTTCGACCGGATGTGGTTTGACGAAGAGAAGTGCGCGGACGGTATCAAGGCGCTTCGCCAGTACCGATACGAATACGACGACAAGCGGCGGGCGTTCCGTCCACGGCCCCTGCATGACTGGGCATCACACTACGCGGATGCGGCGGGGTTGATGGCGGAGGCTCTGACGGTGGCGCGGCCCCGCAAGGCCATGCCGAAACGAGACACAACATGGGTGGTATGATGGATCAGGGTGTAGCTCTGGCGAATGCTCGCAAGTTCCAAGCGATGATGCAGGAACTTCAGAAGCAGGTGGCCCGCATCGAGGCCGTGGCGGATCAGATGGAGGCTCAGCAACCCCGTCGTGGACGCCCGCCTAAGATCGAAGTCGTAAATGGCTGAGTACGGTACGCCGCTCACCGAACAGGAACTGGGGGCAATCGTTGCCTCGCAGATCAAGGGTTCGCTTGGGTACGATGCTGACCAACTTTCCAACATGCGCGCCGATAACATCGCGCGTTATGAAGGCGAGTCGTATGGCGATGAGCGGGACGGTCGATCACAGGTGATGGACCGCTCGGTGATGGAGACGGTTGAGGCCGTCATGCCGTCGCTGGTCCGCACGTTCCTTGGTTCCGAGGATGTCGTGGCGTTCGAGCCGCAAGGTCCCGAGGATGAGGACTACGCCGACCAGGCTACGGACCTCGTCAATTACGCGCTGATGCGGGACAACCCCGGCTATCGGGTTGCATACGACTGGATGAAGTCCTCGCTGATCACCGGATCAAGCGTGGTCAAGCTGTGGTGGGATGAGCGGGACGAGACCAAGACCGAGAACTACAGCGGCCTGAACGACGCGGAGTTGGCTGACCTGGTCAACGACGAGACGGTCGAGGTGCTGGAACACACGGCGTATGCGGATGCCAACGGCACGCTGGTCGAGCCGACCGAGGCGATGCAGATGAGCGCAATGGGCGCACAGGTGCAGGCCGTCCACGATTTGAAGATCCGGCACACGATCACGAAAAAGCGCCTGCGTTGGGAAGCTGTTCCGCCAGAGGAATTCCTGATCAACCGGCGCGCTCGCTCGCTCGATGAGTACGACAATACGTTCACGTTCTGCTGCCATCGGCAGGCCCGCAGCGTCGAGGAACTAATTGCGGACGGGTACGACAAGGACAAGGTGCTGCGGGCATCGGAGCACGACGACTGGTTTCTTGACGAGACCGAAGAACGCTTTGACGACTTGGAATATGCGGACGAGCAGTACACGGACACCGACCCATCGCAGCGCATGGTGTGGGTGTACGAGTGCTACATGCGGACCGACTTCGACTGCGACGGCATTGCCGAGTTGCGCCGCGTGACGGTGCTTGGCGGGGCAACCTCGACCGAGGTGCTGGATAACGAGGAAGTCGAAGAGATTCCATTCGCGGACATCTGCCCGGTTCGCTTGCCGCATCGGTTCTTCGGATGGTCGCTTGCCGATCTGTCCAAGGACTTGCAGCGGCTCAAGACGGCCCTGTGGCGTGCTCAGATGGATGGGCTGTATCTCAGCCTTTACCCGCACAAGGCGGTGAACGAGGACGTGGTTGAGTTGGATGACCTTCTGTCGGAAGACCCCGGCAGCATCTACCGGGTCCACGGTGACCCAGGATCGGCGATTATCCCGATCAACACGCAATGGACGGGCGCGCAAGCGTTCCCGATGATGCAGTACGTCGATCAGTTGCTTGCCTCGCGCACGGGCGTCAATCAGTTGTCCGGCGGCCTGGATAGCAACGTGCTTCAGAACGAGACGGCCCGCGCTGTTGATGAGGCGGCGAATTCAGCCAAGGCGCGCGTGGAGCTGATCGTGCGTTCGATGGCTGAGACCGGCTGGACGCGGGTGATGAAGCTGGCGCTGCGGATGATCCACCGGCACCAGGACAAGGGCCGCACGGTCCGCTTGCGTAATCAGTTCGTGACGGTCGATCCGCGTGCATGGAACGTGGACATGGATGTGCGGATCAATGTCGGTCTCGGCATCGGCACCAAGTCCGAGCAGATGATGAAATACAACATGATCGCGCAGAAGCAGGAAGCGCTGATGGCGCAGATGGGGCCGAACAACCCGATTGCGCCGCTGAACCTGTACTACAACACGATGGCGAAGATCGTGGAGGCTGCGGACCTGAGCGTATCCGCGCACTTCCAAGACCCGACCGAGGCCATGCAGCAGCAGGCGCAGCAGCCGCCTAAGCCTGATCCTGAAATGATGAAGGCCCAAGCCGAGTTGCAGATGAAGCAGCAGGAAAGCCAGGCCAAGCTTCAGCAGTCCCAAGCCGAGGCGCAGATGCGGGCGCAGACGGACCAGCAGAAGGCCCAGATGGAAGCCGAGGTCATGCGCTTCAAGGCTGAGTTGGAAGCCCAGCAGGCCCGTGAGAGCGCGGAAATGAAGGCTGCGGTGGATCGTGAGATTGCATCGAACAAGCTGGCCCTTGAGCGCGACAAGATGAACCTTGAGCATCAATACCGGATGCAGGAGCTGGCGGAAGAACGGTCGCTTGAGCGCGAGAAGATGGCGGCGGGCAGTCGTGACGGTCAAGGCAACATCAATCTGAGCGACTGATGATTATCCGCATCCCCGACGCGACGACCTACAACGTGTTTTCGACAATCATCAATACGGCGTCGGAGCAGACGGTGCAGATCAACGAGCCAGTCGGCTTCAACCTGTCGCCCACGGACGTGATCTTTTTCGAAGCGGACACCAACACGAACGCGGCGCAGGTCTCGGTGCGTCTCTCTCTCAGATCATACAAGCGGACATAGGAGACTGACATGAAGATGAACGGTGGAAATAAGGCCGGTGCCATCATGGCCGGTAAGATCGGCAAGGCGGGCAACACCAAGGGCGGCGGCGGGGCCATGCTCAAGCAGGGGTCCAGCGGCAATGCCAACGGCGATGCTATGGGTTCGGTGAAAAACCCGGACAAGTACATGGCGTACACCGGCAAGGGCGGCTCCGCCAACGGCAAGAACGTCGGCAAGGGCTGCTAATATGCCCAGCGTCAACGGCACGCCGCTATACCCCGTTCAGGGGCTGCTAGACCCCAACCGGTATGTCTACCGACCGGAAATGGGGAATAGCGGCCTGTTGGACGACAAGCAGTACGGCAACCTGATCCAGAATTTTGCGGGTGGGTTGCTGAACGGCTATCAGGAATCGAGCACGCCAAACGAGCAGGGGCAATACTTCACGCCCATCGCTCCGTCTGGCGTGTACACCACCGACCAGTCCAAGGGAACGACCGTCACGGATGAGAAGCCGACGGCTCTGACGAACAAGGACGCTCTGACGTTCATGCTCGGCAGCAAGGTCGGCGGCGATCATACGCGCGGTCACGACGAACAGATGTACTACGCGAACCTTCTGCTTGGTGAAGTCGGCTTGGAGAAAGCCACGCAGGACGCCTACCGCAAGAACTTCTTGAATGGTGTCGACCTTGATGCGGCATACGACCCGACCGACCCGAAATGGAAGAAAATGATGCAGTCTTTCGGGGCTATGAACAATACCCGATCAGGCGGCGGCGACGGTGGTGGCTGATGAGCGACCGTGACCCCGTTATCGAAGCGGGCGATGCCGACCAACTCTTGAACAACCGGCTTCTGCGCGAAGCCTTCGACACATTTGACAAGGCGCTAGACGAGCGCGCGCTTGCGGCCCCCGTGCGTGACGACCAGGCACGGCAACGGCTGATTGATGCGCGTGTGACGTTGCGGAAGGTCGAAAAACACCTTCGAAACATCGTTTTCGAGGGCAAGCGGGCTGCGGACAAGGCAGCCAAAGACATCGCCCCATACGAGCGGCGGTGG